GGTCGCCGCAGCCCTGGCCGCCGTGCGCAAGTATGGCGGCGTTCTTGAGCACCCCGCGGAATCTCGAGCTTTCAAGTTTCACGGCATCCCAGAGCCGGTATCGGATAGCTGGCAGTTCACTATCGACGGCGATTGGGTGACCGAGGTTTGGCAGTCCAGCTATGGACACGGCGCCCGCAAGCGAACCTGGCTTCTTTACCGAGGCAAAGCGCTGCCGCCGCTGTTGGACTGGCGCCGGGTCGCCGGCAAGTTTCAGATCGGGTTCTTCGACCAGAAGCTACCGCAGCTTCCAAAAGCCGAACGTGCTGCAACGCCCGAACCGTTCCGCGATCTGCTGATCTCGATCGCTGCACTTTCGGACACTTCGCAACTCCACAACACGCAGGGGGAATAGATGGACTGGCAAACGATTGACACGGCGCCCAAGTCTGGCGGGGACTTCCTCGCATGGAGCGACCAGCACGGGATGCGGATCGTCTACTATTCAATCTGGATTGATTGCAGCGACGGCGAAGAGCATGAGGGCTGGCGCGATACCCACGCGTTGGAGGATCTCCCAGAACTGACGCACTGGATGCCGCTCCCCCGGTCTCCCCAGGAGTCCGCCACATGAACAGATGTGCGGCCGGGAATGAACTTCCCCAACGCGGCGCCTGCCCAAAGTGTGGGGCCGCAAGCAGCGAACCCTGCCCCGAAGCGCTGCGGATCGCTCGGGAGGAACGAGAAACATTGATACGGGCATTAAAGCGTCTCACGAACGAGGTTGCTGGCATTTGGGATGCATTCGAAATCGGCATCCGGCAAGAGATCAGCAATACCAATTATGCCGTGGTCCGCGACAAACTCGTAGAGGCCGAGAGCGTGCTCGCTCTTGTGGGAAGTCCGCGAGGGCAAAATGGCTGAGCGCATTCAACGCAAGCGGACGAAGGGCTGGAAGATGCCACCAGAGACAGTCTACGTCGGCCGCCCGACTCGCTGGGGCAACCCTTATCAAACGTCGGCGATGACGCGATGCCAGGCCGTTCGCTTCTTCAGGGTTAGATGGGAGCGGCTGGCTAAGACAAAATCAGGGCGCGACGACTTGGAATTATTGCGGGGGAAGAACCTCGCCTGCTGGTGCCGGCGCAGTGACGCATGCCACGCCGACGTCCTCCTAGAACTAGCGAACACTCCGGCAGACCGTGAGGGCCGATCATGAACTATTGTCACTTTTGCGAGGCTTGGTTTGTCAGCGGCGACCGATGCCGAACTGAGAAGCAGCGCGACCGGTGCGCGGAATACAAATCGATACAGGAAGCAAAGCGGTTGAATGATTCCGCCGACGCGCTCTCTTCCGGAAACCATAAGAGCGAAACATGAAACTCACCCGCGAAGATCTTCTGATCCTGCTGATCGAAGAGTGCGGCGAGGTCATCCAGGCTGCCACCAAGTGTTTGCGGTTTGGCTATGACGTTGATCACGATATCGGTTACGGCCGGAACAGTGACAAACTGTCCGAGGAATGCGGAGATCTGCAGGCGGTGATGGATGAATTGCCTCTAAACACTGCTCTCAAAGAGCAGTCTCAGTACGACAAGATAGCGAAGGCCGAGCGAGCCAAGGCGAAGTTCGGAGTTTTCTTCACTTCTGGTATCCAAGGTGGCAAATGACCGAGAATGTTGTGACGCTACCAGTTGTTCGCATCGAACGGAACGAGGAGCGAAGCATGACCGATGTTGTCCAACGCATACGGTCTCGATCGAATGATGCCCCGCTTCCAACGGAGCGGCTACTTGATGAGGCCGCCGACGAGATCGAGTGCCTGCGCTCTGCACTAGTTCAGATCGATGCGATAGCTGTCACCAAGAAGGCCGGGGCACTCGTCAGAATGCAGCGGATTGCCCGCGAGGCACTTTCCGAGGCTTCTGGTGTCCGAAAGTCTGAATCATGAGCGCCGCTCCCGCCTTTTCAGCTCCCTTTCGACGGCTTCCCGGACAAAATCCGTTCTGTCCTCGTCGTCTTCCCGCACTGCATCAATCCGCTCGAAGGTGCCCTCAGCGAAACGGGCCTGCATATCCTCAGCCCATCTTTTTTTGCGTCCCATTGATTATTTCTCATATGAGGTATTGACGTTTCTCGTATGAGGTATATAAGTCATATCAGGAATTAACGCAAGAGGAGATCGACATGGCTAAGTTGAGCACCGCAGACCGCAAGGCGGCCCGTTTCGAGGGTTTCGAGGTTCGTGACCTTCCCGGATACCGGGTCGTGCCGGACCGCTTCGGGATGTTCGAGTTGCGCGTCACGGGAATAGTTACTTTTGATTACAATTCGCAGACGGATCGGCACGATCGTCCCAACCACGGAGAGGATTATTGCTGGTCGGTTCACAACTCGCCCAAGGCTGCGGTTGCCAAGGCGCACTACCACAGCAAGTGGATCAAGAGGCACATGGAGGAGATGGCCGCCGGAAGCGCGGCCTAGTGGCGGACATGACGAAAGATCAGAAGAGCAAATGAGTGAAACAGAAACATGCCGAGTTTGTCAGGGGCGCAAGTGGATCGCGCCCGACGTGACGCAGCTTACGTGGTTTCAGCAGCGCTATCAGTGGGCGGACTTGTCTTACGGCGTCAACGATTGCCCCGGGTGCGTACAAGTCCCGCCGGCTGATGTGACGAAAAATCGAAAGAGCAAATGAGGATTGAAACATGGAAGCGCAATTGAAAGAGAAGTGGGTCGAGGCACTACGGAGCGGCAAGTATGAGCAGGGCAAACGCGCCCTTAGGAAGGGCAATAGCTTTTGCTGTTTGGGTGTCCTGTGTGACGTTATGGGCGCCAAGTGGGAAGTGCGAGGCGACGATGTCGATCTGCACGCCACCTTTAACGGCGAGTTGCAGGAATATTATTTTGAGCCGGCTGCCTTGGAAGTGATCGGCATGACCGAGGCACAGCAGGAAGAGCTTTATCAAATGAACGATGAAGGCGAATCCTTCGCCGCGATCGCCGACCAAATCGAGAAGAACCTGTGACCACCCCGGCAGCCGAGACGATCGAGCGCGAACAGGGCAAACCGGTGACGCCGGAAGTCTTTGCCAAGGAGATGGGCTGGGGCGCCAAACGTGTGCGCCAGCTCGCCAAGAGGCTTGGCGCGTGCTGCATTCTGGGCAATCGTATGGTGCTATTGCCGAGACATCTTGAGATCATCACAAAGGCGACCGAGCCATGCCCCTCAAGCTCTTCAAACGATACAAGCGGGACGGCAGCTTTATTTGGCACTACCGCGGAGACGTCGCCGGCAACTACCTACGCGGAACGACTGGCACAGCGGACAAAAAAGACGCAGCGCGAATTGCGTCCGCGCTCCAGCACCAACTCCTCAACCGTCATCTCGATGGACCGCAGGACTCGCTGACATTTCCGGAAGCCGTCGCGCTGTATCTGAAGGCCGGCAAGTCGGACAAGTACCTCGGCAAGATCGAGGACCATTGGAAGGATGCGAAGGTCAAGACCATGACGGCAGGAGCAATCCGACAGAGCGCAATCGACATCTACCCGGGATGCAGCGGCGCGACATGGAATCGTCAGGTCATCACGCCGACGCAGGCCGTCATCAATCATTGTGCCGAGCTGGAGAAGTGCGCCCCGATCCGGGTCAAGCGCTTCAAGTTCGAGAAGAAGATCAAAGAGCCGGTCACGGTCGAATGGCTCGATACCTTTTGCGCCCACGGCGACAAGCAGATGAACGCGCTGGCAATCTTCATGTTCGCAACGGCCTGCCGGATATCGGAGGCGCGGCGCCTGCAATGGTCAGACGTTGATTTCCAGCAGCGTACCGTCTTAGTCCGGAAGACCAAGAACAAGAAGGAACGCAAGCCCAATATGCCCGCGCGGTTGCTGGTCGCGCTCGCCAACCTGGACCGGGACACGGCGCCCTTTGGAGCCCCCGAGACCACTCTGCGGCGCGCGTGGGATGCGGTGATCGCTCAGGCAGCAAAGGCCGCCCCCGGCTTCGCCCGGCTGACCTTCCATAGCTGCCGGCATGGCTTTGCAACGAAACTGTTGCGGGACAACATCGATCCCAAGACCGCAGCCGGGCTCGGTGGCTGGGATTCCGTTAGCCTCTTTCTTGAGACCTATGCGCACGCGATGAAGAACGCCAGGCTGACGGATGATATTTTCCGCACGCCTACAGCACGCGGCGAGGATCAGGTTGAACAAAAACAAGAGGATAGAGACAAATAAAGACCCGTCCGGGGGGAGTTCACCATAGAACACCCGCACTGATTTCATTGCATTTTTTGCGTTTCACCCTTCCGATCACGGACGAACAGAGGCGAACATGGATAGAACAAACCCGAAAAGCGACACGCCAGTGACACGCGAGCGTTCCCGGCCCGTTCGCCCAGGCTGCGTCTACTTCATACGGCGCGGTGACACCATCAAGATTGGAACGACCAAGGACCTGAAGCGGCGCCTATCGGGTCTCCAGACCTCTCATTCCGAGCCGCTGGAATTGATGGCGGCCATCTCTGACGATCGGATCGGAGAATTCGAAACGCATGAGCAATTTGCCCATCTTCGGATTCGCGGAGAGTGGTTCCGGGCGGAACCTGAGTTGCTCGAATTTATCGAGATCACCAAGTCGATCGTCGGTGAAATCCCATCTCGCAGGCCGCCACCACCGCCAGGTATTCGGGTAGCCATTCGACGCCTTCGGAAGCAACGGAACATGCTCGGTGCCGAAACCAGAGAAGGTCGGTTGCTGTCCAATCTTGCCCTCCAGACTGCAGAGCTTGCGGATTACGTGAGGCCGCCTTGGGCTACTCACCCGATGCAGACGCTTCAGGGTCTGATGCAGTGGCAAGTGGACAAACTCGCGGCCGGCGCTCACTAGCCCGCCGTCCGCTATCCGAAACAGTGAAAGCCGCATTGGGCGGCATGGAGAGAGCGATGGGTAGATTGAAGCAGCGGGTTCTGGTGTGCGGCGGTCGAACCTTCAACGACCGCGGCCTAGTATTTTCCGAACTCGACAAACACAACGAAGATTGGGGTCCGTTCGAAGTGCTCATACAAGGCGGAGCCGGCGGCGCTGACAGGCTGGCAAAGGCGTGGGCAGAGGAGCGCGGGATTGACGTTCTGACGTTCCCAGCCGACTGGCAGCGCCTCGGGATAGCCGCCGGGCCGAAGCGCAATCAGCAAATGATCGACCAGGGCAAGCCGGATCTGATCATAGCTTTCCCTGGCGGGAAAGGAACCCACGACATGATCACGCGAGGCAACAAGGCCAAGGTGCAGCAAATCTGGGTAATCCCGGACAGCGCGCCGGCCGCCTGACCAGTCATTCAAACAGAGCGAAACACCGGAGAAGGCCATGAAGATCAAAGTCGTGACGATGCATATTTGTGAAGCCTGCCTAGATGGCGTCGGGCAAGAATGCCATACGCCGGGCTGCGCAATGTGGCTGCATACCGTTGATCTACCGTTCCCTCCGGGGAGCTATGAGGTGCAGCGGGAATACGAGGATACGCCAGCGGCGCCACCGGATATTTCCCTGCTTCGGGTCACCACCTTTAACGAGGGTAGCGGCTAGCCCGGTCTGGCCGGCTATCCGAAAGGGTGAAACATGACTGAAGAAACTTTCACGGATTGGCTAGAGCGAACGCGCAAACGACTGGAAAGCATCATGCCCCAAATGACCCCATCACCGTCACCTTTCTACTGCCTCGCCTGCAATCGGGACAGCATCGCCGATTGGAATGTCGAAGAAGAAAGATACCTATGCCCTCACTGTGAACGCGAAAAGGCTTTCGTAGCTGTCCGAGACATTCGCTGTTGTGGTGAGGCCATCCGCCCAAAGCACGGGGTTTGGAAGTGCCCAAAATGCGGCGTCAACTATGGGAAGGTTTCAGACCCAATCGACGGCGTGCACCGCCCTCTTTCGTAGTGGACGGCTGTCCGAAACACTGAATGGAGAACGAGATAATGGTCGAGGAAGATGGCGACGAAATCTTTATACCGATCAAAGATGTCAGATGCTGCAACAAGAAGCTGCGGGCTATCGATGGCTTTTGGCGCTGTCCCGCATGCAATCTGAGCTACGGCGAGACTGGCCGCTCCAAGCTAAAACCCATGCCTGAGAAAGCTGAGCGCCCTTGGTACGAGTGGACCTGACCAGACTGGCAAGGCGTCCGGCCCGCAAAATGGAGACCGAAAGTGACAGCTAAAGGCGAAGGGCTTGCTTACAAGTGGATGCTGGCTCACGCGGACTATCCGCACGAAGACTGGTGCCTGATATGGCCATACTTTCTCGACAAGAACGGGCGTGGATGGCTCACCCATGAGGGAGAGCGTGGGTACGCACACAGATTTATGTGTCGCTTGGTGCACGGAGAACCGCCCTCTCCAGCTCACGGAGCCGCTCACAGTTGCGGTAATGGCCACCTTGGCTGCGTCAACCCACGCCACCTATCCTGGAAGACGCAGGCGGATAACTTGGCCGATTGCGTCGCTCACGGCACTCAGCCGAAGAACTTCCTTGGTCCGCGAGGTCACTTCACCTACGAGCAGGCTCAGGCCATTAGAGCGCGGCTAGGAACGGAAACTCAGCTTGAGATCGCCAACAGCCTCGGCGTCACCGAGAGCACGATCAGCGACATAGCCCGCGGGAAACACTACGCTAGGCCGCCTGTCCATAATTTCTGGACGCCATGCGAGGACGCCAAGTTAAAGGAGGCTTTGAGCCAAGGCTTAAGCTTCTCGCAAACGGCAAAAGTTGTCGGGCGGCCATTTGGTGCCACTTATAGCAGAGCCAGTCGCCTTGGTTTGAAATCTAGGTTTGCCATTATGCAGTCGAATGGAGACGGCAAGTGACGCAAGTAACGACGCGAAGATCGCTTGGACTCATCCCTGGGGATCGAGTGAAGTTTAGCACTGACACTAATCGGATGCGTCGCGTGGTCGCCGGAATTGGTAAAGTGGAAAGCGCCACTTCGTTTCGAACGCTGCTTTACGTTCGCCCATCCAAGGGGTTTGCGCGACACGTTCGCCGCACCAAGGCGGCGGCACGGCGGACATGACCGATGACCATAAGTGAGGATGACATGACATTTGACACGCCAATTACTGCCGCTGCCAAGCGAATGACAATGCTGTTGGAGACGGGGTACCTGCCTGAAGCGATGTCACGAGACATTAAGATCTTGATGCAGGGCGCTATGGCATTTGAGGTCGTGACGAGGCCCGACAATAAGCCACCTCGGAGTTGAGCAGAGTCTGGCCCTTACAAAGGATCGAAACATGCCCACCACGATTAAGGATATCGTCAATAGAATCGATGAGCTTATGGAGAAGGCGAACCCAGAGGATGGTAGCGCGCCAATCCAGCCAGTCTTAGAAATGGGCAATTATCTCAACGAGGTCTGGCCCACCATTAGAAGTCACCTCCTCGGACTTGGCCAACTCCGTCTTGATGGAGGGGTCTACGTGGGGTAGTGGTGGGGGATGACATTTCTAGGAAGCGCGCGCCTGTCAAAGCAGGACATGGCTCAGATCATCGCCGAACATATGGCAGCGAAGTACGGGGTTGATCTTTCCGCGGTCAAGGTCGAGATATTCGCGCCGAAAGGCAAATATGGAACAGAAGCGTTCGCCAATGTTGACATAGCAGGATTCGCGGATGTTGTCCGAACTGAAGCTTAGAGTCGCCATCGGCTTCTTCTATTTGCTGGGACTTATCGTTCGGAAGCTGGTCCCGGACCCACTGGAACAATTCTTCTCCGAGATGGAGAAAAGTGGGCGTTTAAAGATCGAGGACGATCCTAAAGCGTCCAGCTAAGGCAGGCAGAGGATGGGAAAATATAGAGTTAGAATTGCTCAGCGGCTTTGGCTTCGTGTGGCTGGCCTCAACTTGCAACGCTACTCTGGCCAGATGTCGCTAGATGGGCAATGCGAATAAGAACAGTTCCCCGCTAGAGCGTCCAGCTCTGGAACGGAGTGTGCGCAGGTAGCACTGATTGGGTAGTGAACAGCGAGTTGCCTGTGCAGTTTACCATCGTTAGATCCGCACAGGGATGGCTGGCGATCTTCCAGGGCGAGGTCTTGCCGTTTATCGTACCGGGGACGGGGAACGGAAGGTTGGTCGTAACATAAGTTCGGCCGCCGGATTGGGAGACATCGGAAACCTGGAACGATCTAGCCCAGGCGTTGCTGGCGTCTAACAGAACACAATTCTGGCCGGGAACAGCCCAATAATGAAAAAGGTTGCTTGGCGGATTGGGGCCATTGACATAGCTAAGAACGCCGCCGCCTTCTTCAGTCACATCTGAAAATGGCGTCGTCTGAACAAACCAATCACCCGCACTCGCCGAGCAATTCGTCATTGTCGTCGGCCCCATTGCTCCGTAGTTCATCTCCCCGAAGCTGAACGTTCCGGTAGTCAGATTAATGAAGGTGTTGCTATTCCTGGCGCCGCCACGCCAACGAGGGCTGCTAACCGACTGGGTTACGTTGGAGACGTATAGTTCATTTACCGAGGCGCTTTGGAAGTCTACAGCGCGGTGGATGGTGTCGATGAACTCAATACGGTGCACACATTTATCGACCTCAAGCCCGCCAGTGCCATTGCCTACGCAACGAGTGCTCCGAAATAGAAGATTAACCGTCGGGCAAGGGCCATAAGTTTCAAAAGTGCAATCGGTCCATTTCGCGACTCTTGTTTTGCCGTAGCAAAGCTGGCCGGTGTCGGTAAACGTCGCACCCTTGAACTCTACTTCCTGATCCCAGAATCCCTGCATTGGGAATACAGTGGCAGGCCCTCCTCGCCCCGCTGTGTAAACCGGCCACGTATCCTTGTAAGAGTTCGCCAGAGGCTCGGTAAATGTGAGCGTTCCCGTGCCAATGGATAGAATCTTCTTGAACTCAAAGATCCCGGTGTTTGGTGGGTCGCCGGCCCCCTGCTGATTGATGCCGCCGACACAGCAATACTGATTGACAGAGAACCGGCTGGTCTGGCCAGCGGTCTTGAGGGTCACAGTGCTGGCCCCAGCACTGACCGTATTTATCAGGGTTTCTTTCGCGTTATCCGCGCCCTGAACAATGCCGGCACTGATGGCCCAGCCATTTTGATTGCCGCCCGGCGCCGTGAATGTTGCCCCATAGGCACTGATCGTTAATTGGCTCCCCGCTATACCCGCGGTATTTGCAAAGTTGAACCCGCTGTTTCCGGTGTAGACTCCCGGAGCGATATAAAGCTGCGTCCTTCCGCCCAGGGCTGCATATGCGGTATTGAAAGACGATACGGCGGCGATATTGGTGGCGCCACTTGCCCCCGGAGAGCCGCCGAAGGAAGCGAAATCCAGCACGTTATCGTATGTATTGCGAGAGCCGCCGGATGCCGCGGAGAGCCTGAGGTTGATGCTCATTGGTAAAGCGCCCCCCAAGACTGGATAAGCGACTGCGACAAGCCTTTATTGAAACCTGCCAGTGCCGCGCCAGTGAACTGCGCTTCAGCGTTGCTTGGGTTATAGGTACGATTCTTATAGTTATACCTCGTGTCCTTGCTGCCGGACATCAATACTGGACCTGTGCTGGTCGATTGGATCGCGGCATCTGAATACTGACCGCGTAGAACCGTGTCATTTAAAAGCTGCGCATTGCCGGCCGCTAGTCCGCCAGAAACAGGAGTGCCAGGCGTCCCGTCCAGATAACAAATCATATTTGTGCCGTCGAACACGCCTGCCGCGACATGGGCCGCGGAGGCTGTCGTAAACGGAACCGTGGCCGTCGTGAATGTGAACGGGCTTCCTACTTTATCACAAACCATTCCGAATGTGATATTCCCACTTGATCCTGTTTCATGTCGAAGATACAGCCCGCCGTTTTCGCCATGTCCGAACAAAGTCCCGACGCTCGTTCCCGGTTTCTGATAAGCTGCGAGCAAGGTGATCTCGCTCCACCGTTGGATGTTATTGGCTCGCCCGCCTCCAAAATACCCGCGGGCTGTCCCCGCATTGTTGATCCAGCTTGGCGTCGTGCCGCGGAAGCTATTAGCGCTGTATGACGTGTTGCTGCTGGTCGAAGGATAGGTGTTGCTAGTTGTCGGAATGTAGTCGCCGCCGCGCGGCATATACGTAGTACCAAGGTCATAGATTTTTGCGATGAAGCCGGAACCGTCCAGCTTGATGCCAAAGCGGACATCGGTCCACCACTGGACATACTTCCAAGCGTCGTTTGTGGTTAGCCAACCCGCAGCGTTTGCAAGGAAGGTAGGATCAATCTTGGAAGTATCGCCACCATCATTTATCACGCGATTGTAGTGGCGGTTGAATAACTCTGCATTGTTGCTGGCGTAGACGCTTACGACGCGGGACTTCTGCTCACCACTATTCATCGTGACGACTTTATAGAAGTACTGCGAACCAGGAGTCGGCGTGTCAGTGATCGACGTTCCGGCAACATCTCCTATTAAGGTGGCCTGAGTGCCAGAGGTTGTGCCGCGATAGACTCTATAGTTATTATGTGGAAGAGAGCTGTTCCATCGAATGGTGACGAGTCCTGACGTGCAGGATGCGGTGACACCTAGAGGCGCGGCGCTGGCCGCCGCTGTGGCATCACTAATCCAATAATACTGATCCATGAACTGATGCCACAGACCACCATTAGTGAAGACGGTGAATGTCTGGCTAGAAATGTCAGATCCGGATGAAACCGTGTAAGTGCCCGTTCCGCCAGACCCTGTGCCAAACCCCGTAATGGTGCGTTGGCTGGTAATGCGAAATCCAACAGCAAGCGGTGGGTTCCCAGAGGGCCATGATGTGACGGTCAAGACGTTGCTGGTAACACTGCCGACGATATTATAAAAGGAAGGATGGTTATCCAAATACGGCCCCGAATTGGTGCCGTCATGTTGCGAAACCGGGAAACCCCGAGTCGCATAGATGGAAATTATGCCATCCTCTTCGTAGGCGGCATACTCCTGAAGGTAGGCAGGACCGGGGTAGGCTTTTGTCGGATCGCTGGTGTTGTCACCAAACGCTGCGCTGATCCTGGTGTAAGTTCCTAGAGAAACGTTAGTTGTGTTGTCTACGGCGAGAAACGACAGATACGAGTTGCCCGAAGCGTTCTCGATGCACAACATTTGCTTCTGGCCGGCCAATGTAAAGAACGGCCCGTTGCCGGCGCGGATTGTCGAATAATCCGCCGTCCACGCCAAACCATCAGTGCTGGTGTATTTATAGATGGCGGGGGTTACGGCCGAACCGTCACCCTTACCAAGCGCATAGACTTCCCAGGTATTGACGCCCGTCCGGTTAGGTCTGCCGTAGCTTGACCAGCCATTGAACGAACTGTTCGGGATCACCGGCCCGACTTTGGTATGTGACCAAAAATCGTTTGTCGTAATAAGACCAAGCTGATGCTGACGCGCCGTCCCCCCAGTGGCGTAGCTCTCCATGTAGATCCAAAACTTATCGCCAGCATTGTCTGGATTGTAGACGATCCACGGGACTTGATAGCAGTACCAATTGGACTGTGATTGACCAAGAGAGTCCGTCAGGTTGATGCCATCACACCCAGCGTAAAGCAGTCGCATCGTCGTTGGGTCTGGAAGAACTTGAGGGTCATTTGAAAAGCCGATGAAAAGGTCTACCGAGCCGAACCAGTTGCCGTAATGGTCCGACATCATCGGCCAGACGTATCTAAACCCTCCATTGGCCGCTTTGATAGTCGCGCCATCTGACCCCATGGCATCCAAGTCATATGGGCGCCACCAAGCCGTACCCTGCATGAGAAAGTAGTCAGACGTGCTGACCGCCGGACTCCCGTTTCCAGGCGTGTACCAGGACGAATATGGAAGGGTGGGCGTGCTTGTCGAGAACAGGCTGCGCTGAATGAGATTTGCGCCGCCGCCCATATTCTGAGGACCTAGGTTTCGGTTCCCCAGCGCAGATGATGACAATTTTAGATTTTGAGCCACTCAACTTCCCATGACACCATAAATAGCTGTGGTGGTTCCGCTGCCGCCGGCGGAAGATTGGAGAGCGCCCGTATCGGCATAATCAGCATTGCTGGTGGAAGTCGGAATTGATGTCGGGAATCCGGCCGCACGACATAGGGCACCAGCACCAGCCGTGTTGTTCAAGGTAAACACGCCGCCCGCTGCATTGGTAAAAAACGAACCGCTGCCCGTGATTGGATTGAGATCAGTCCATTGGATGCCACTGGCCGCGTTTTGAAAGCGCCCAAGCGTATTATTGTAGGACGCGCAATTGATCATAATGATCTGGCCGGCATTCACGCGGTAGCCGTAGGTCGTATTGTTTTCTGAAATGCAGTTTATAATATTTCCGTAGTTATTTTGCGCATTAATACCTGCGCCTCCATTGCCATACACAGCACAGTTTGAAACTATAGTGTGAGAGCCTGGAACAATGCCATCGCAATTGTTACTATATGAGAGACATCCATAGATTGCGCCTCCATCTTGTCCCTGAATGGCACCAACATTAGATGGTGACGAAAGTGTATTATCGTGAGAGACACACCAAAACATACTGACGATATTTATCGGCGTAGCCGAACATCCAGTGACTTCACACAAGATTGCACGCCCGATAGCCGAATTTTGCGAAAGTCCTGCGGTAACACCACCCATGCCTTTGACGTTAAAATATTCCCCAGACATCTGAGCACAGCGGCTTCCAGCAACTGAGCTTGCATCAACAATTAAAGATTGAAGAAGGTAGTGAGCATTCAAGTTTGTAAACACGGTAGTAGCAGAGCCAGTAGAAGAGCTTAACTTTACGGTAGCTCGATTGGCGTCTGTATTGTACAGTGATCGCGTCGTATCATAGCCACAATAAGCTGTGTCTGCTGTTCCAGAAATGCATCCACCAGAGACATTGTTGGTAGTCGAAGATACAGTAAACGGCGTCGAGCTATACTTGATAAACGTCTTCATGCCAGCAACGGTGGCAACGCCAGCGGCCGTACCGGGAGATGCAAACGCTCCGCCAACCTTCAGGGTAACGCCTGTTCCGGATGTCAGGCCCGTCAGACGATCTACCGTGATCGTAGTCGAACTGGTTCGCGTAATAATTTGATACCAGCCAGACGAAACGGCTCCAGTTCCGCCCTGAACATAAATAATGTTGCCGACGACATCCGTGCCGAAGGCAGCGGTGGCACTGGTGATGATCGTGCTACCAGCAGTCACGCCATCGGTCACCGAATACTGGGCGGCAGTCTGCTGCGACCAGTCCGTTCCGCTCGCGCCGGTCACGAAACCTCCACCGTTGGTGTCGCTACCACCGTTGCGAACTTCAAAGACTGTGTTGGCGGAAAGAGCCATGGATTACCTATAGTGCAAGTTGACGACGTAAGTGCTGGAAGTTTGGATGGCTGTCGTGTCGCTGTCTATGAGGTTGGCGGTAAAGGTGTAGGCCAACCCGGTGCTATATGTATCGCTCAGTTCAACCGTGGAGATAAAGCCGTTGGTTGGAACGGGGTAGCGATTGAACACCAGAGACGACCCGACGGTTGGAACGCTGGAAAGGTTATACATCTTAAGGAAGCCCGGCGTGGTCGACAGATTGAAACACTCGACCTTGTTGAGCTGACGCGGTGTCGAGCTGACTAAGGTTGCGTTGGTTGTCGTGGACATGATCACAGACGAGATCGTCAAGCCAACCGTCGTCGACGGTGCCACGCTCACGACGCTGGAGGGGATGACCGTCGGATTGCTCGATAGCGTAACCGAGTTAGCGCCAGTCGACGTCAACCGGACGGTGATTGTCGATTGATCGCTTGCGATGACGACTGGTGTCGACAGAGAGCTCGTCGTTTGTCCATTGGCGTTCTGGGTATTGGGCGATATCGCAACAACCAGTGCAGCACAGGTGGACGTTGGAGTGCTACTGCCTGCCATGACCGCAGCAGTATTAGCTCCATTAATAATGGAGACCGCTCCGGAAGAGATCGACGTAATCGCCATATCCGAAGAAGCGATTACGGTAGGATTCGAAGACAGCGTGACCGTCCAAACCGAAGAAGCGATAACAGTGGGATTGGACGACAGGGTCATCGTCCTCACCGAACTGTTCGGTGATAGACTGACGACCAGCGCATTCATCGAGGATGTAACGGCACTGGCATTGCCGGTAATGGCCACCGTTACTGGAGCCGACGTGCTGCCGTTGGAGATCGGCGCGCCAACCGCGATCAACTGATTGATCGTCGCCACGGTGCCGGTCCCGCTTGAAGGGACACCGGAGGTAACGCCAACTGAGGTAAGGTCTGCCATCTCTTAAAATCCCACGTAAGGGTAGGTCCACACGAAGTTCGACGGCGTGCTGGAAGTAATCGTGATGTTGAACCCGCCGTTGATCACCGATGTCCCCGTATCACTCGCCCGGACCGTGATCGGCGCGTTACCGGCCGTCAGGGCCGCAGCCACCGTCAGCGTCGATCCGCCGACCGAAAACAGCGTCCCGGGGTTGCTCGTGAGCGTGAATGTGTAGGACCTGGTCGAGCCTCCCGTGACGGAGAAATTGCCGATGACCGTGCCGACGCTCGACCCTTCGGTGACCGTCGCGTTCGACAGGAGAATGCTGCCGCTCGTGCCGCCCCCGCCCGTGACGTTCGAGACGATGTAATCGGGCACTGTGAGCGCGATGTATTCGGCGAATCGCGGAGGGTATATCGACACATCACTGTCCCTCACTCTTCATGTAAAGGAACATGACTACCACCCTTCCCCTTGAAGCGTGGTCAGGCGCAGACTGCTCGACGAAAGCGCTGTCGATGAAATCCGCAGCCCTGCGATGGGGTAGAGAAATCCGACCGTCACCGCCCCATCGGCGTTAGCGCTCGAGAAATGGGTGGCTGACGATCCCGTGCTGGATCCGATCGCAATCCATGTCGGGCTGCTGACCAGTTGCAGGTCGTCCAGCGTGTACTGGATCGTGAAATCGGTGGTCATCGTGGTGGAGCCGAGCGTCACCAGGGCGGTGATCGGCTTGGCACCACGCCAATTCAGGTTGATGGGATTCGAAACCCCGACAGATGAGAGCGTGGTAGTCGGCATTTCTTACCCCTTAGCGTCTGCGCCGATGCGCTGGCGCTGATTGTTCGCCAGAGGCGCGGTTGCTACCTCCGGCAAGCCGAACTGAATGGGCTGGTGCTCGCGCTGCCGCCGCCGGCCGAACTGAACGGGCTCTTGTCCGAACCTACGCCGCCGCCGCGCGCCTTCTTCACCTTCTTGCCGTCGTCCATCGAGAGCGCACCGCCACGCTTCTTCTCCTTCGCCTCTTTGATGACGTTGGAGCCGGCGCCGGAGTAGACCGATCCGCCGAGTTTCTTCGCGTAGGCTTCCTTGGCGACATTGGAGCCAGCGCCGGAATAGACTGTCCTTTTGGCCATCGCTGGCTCCTTGTCAGACTGACGAGAATTGCGTGGCACCGAACAGCGGCGCGACGTTGGTGGACGTGATCGAGGCAATAGCCGAGGCAGCGGGAGTGACCGTGATCTGCAATCGGATCACACCGTTTGACGCGGTGGTCGATGCCCATGTCCCGCGCACATCGGGCGTGGTCGATGTCTGCGTTGCGGCAGTCGACGCTAGAACGATATTGGTGGTCGACGGTGGCACCACGGTAGCGATGGACGCGGACGTATTGATGTTGAGGATCGTGTTCTGACCGACATACGGAACCGCGAGCGGGAAGCCATAAACATCGCCGAAGCCGATGCTGACGCTGGTCGAGGTCGGCGTGGTCGTGTTGATGATCGCGGAGATGTACTTGAACGCCTTCTTGCCCGCGAGATTGGTCGACGAGCTGGAGGTGATCTGCTCGGTCATCTTGAAGCCGTACATATCCCGGCCGATCACCACATAGGTGCCTGCATCGAGATTGCTCGACTTATTGATGGTGATGTTGCGCCCAGTACCTGCACCGGGGTTCCATGCGACGACGGTACCCGCCGAACCAAAGGTCACGTAGGCTGCGGTAGAGTCGATGGCGATCAACGTGCCCGTCGGCTGCCCGGTCTCCGGTGCGATGATCGTGGTCGCGTAGGTGCCATTGGCCGAAGAGGCGGCGGCGAGCGTGAACGCTCCACTAACACCGGTCGAGACCGTCGCGAGCACCACGAAAGCGCTGGCGCTATTGGCGATGGCTGTCGGAACGTAGTCGACATTGCCGACGCCGCGATAGAAGCCGAACACCTGATCGGAGGCGCCCGAGCCAGGGTTGTAGGCATACGCAACGCGCGGGTCCATCATCGCGTGGCCGAGATCGGAGATGTCCGGCGCGCGCTGTTCGTTGTGCTCCAGATCGTTGCCGAGCAAGCCGGTACCGGCCGACGAGGTCGGCGTGATCCCGTAAGAAATACTCGGACCGGAAACTGCAGTGATGGTCATGAGTTCATCCCTCCGCCATCACGAGGTCGGGAACGTGCCGTACAGGCTGCGCCAGTCGTAGTAGCTTGGAACGTAGCGCTGGTAGCCCTTGACGAGCAGGTTGTCGGTCGAGAATTCGACGCTCATGTCGGTCTCAAACGACTTTCGATTGAAGAACGCCAGACCCGGCACGTTGGTCTGCACGAACCACGCAAAAGCCGACGTCAGGTAATCGTAGACCATGTAGCCTTCCTTGAAGGACTGCTCCATTTCCTTGATTGCGTTGATATCGTTGTTGCCGGTTCCAACACGCAGTTCCGAACGGAACAGCCGCGCCGCGATCGGCTCGAGGTTGGCCGGGACGATCAACTTCTGGCCGCGGGCGTGAACCTTGAGGCCGGCGTTGTTCTTCCATGTCGAGCGGATCGTGATCGCCGCGTTCAGAAGCGATGTCTCGTTGAGGCTGACATCCGGAGATGGCTGGTTCGCGATGGTCGCGCCATCGATCGGATGCGCGGTGTTGATCAGCGACACGCCGTCGCCCTGTGTCGCCGTGTTGAACACGGTCGCGTTGTTCAGGATGTTGGCGGCATAGACCTCCTCGGTCTCCTTGAACGCCTCCATCAGGCCATCGTTGTTCGGCCCGAACTCCGCCTTGTACAGATTGTCGTCGATCGCCGGCCGCGTAATGGCGTACATCAGGCCGATTTCGAAGTGCTGGGCGTTGTAGATGTAGCGCTGACCGGCGTTATTGTCGGTCGCGGTCGGTCCGCCCTCATTCTTGATCTGCGCGTAGCCCAGGAACCGCATCGCGGCCCGGCGCTCAAGCGCCATGTTCGAATCGAACTGCTTGAAGATCTGCGGCCATTGCCGCTCGATCATGGGATATCGGCCATCGATGCCCCAAAGTCCCGGGAGCAGGAGGTCCTTGATCTGTGAGAGTGCGACGGGCATTTGTGGTCCTCCTTACGAGCTGCGCGCCGTGAGAGACATGCGGTCGCAGTTGTTGAGGCGGACGATCAGCATGTTCGCCGGGGTGGTGTTGTCGGTGCCGTTGATGAAGGCGTTCGTGCCGATCGCGGGAACGCCGGGCGGCGCATAGGCCGAGTAGAAGTCGACGATGCGGAAGGGCTGAAAAGCGCCAGAGCTGCCGGAAAGTGTCGAAGTCGATTCCAACGTCACGTTGGAATAGCCGGTAAGGGCGTTGCCGGTGGTCGTATTGTAGGTGATGCCGATGTTCAGGCCGATATAGGACGAGGTAATCGTCGCCTTGGTCGACGCCTGCACCAGGAACAGTTGCTCCGGGTTATCGATGACGTATGCCTTGACGTCACCGGTTGAACCGGTCACCGCGCCGTTATAGGAATTGCTCCAGACCACGCGGCCAGCACCGGGCTGATACTGGTAGCAGCCCTGAAAGATGCCACGGCAAAGGAAGCCGGTAGACGTGGTGATTGAATTGGTGTTGAGCGACGTGATGTAAGCGCCGGAATTGTTCGTCCCGCCAGCGCTCGATGTCACGACCGGATCACCACGGAAAAACAGACCGGCATCGGTCGATGCGATCCAGACCGGCGTCGCGCCGGCGGTCGGCGACCCGCCCTCGGCGTTGCCGAAGGACTGAAAGCCCATCGTGGGGGAACCAAGGGTATTTGCCATCAGAAGGCTCCTAAAATGGCGACCACCGCGACAATCGCGATCTGGTCATCACCTGAGCCTCCAAGGCGCTCGGAGGGTATACTTAGGACCGGCGCGGTCCTGTTTTTGAGCGATAGTTCATTTCTTCGCCAATTGCAAGTGGCAATCAGCGTCAGCTTGATTAGGGAGACGGATTCCTTGTTACGCCTTCGGCAGCGGAGGTATTTTTTTGATACCGGCCTTGGCCGGCTCATCCGCTGCCCGGTTACTCAGTCGGTCCTGCTTCTCATCATAGCGGCCCTGCAGGTTGCCCTTCGCCTCCGAAGCAGCCTCGATCTTCGCAATCATGCCGTTGGTCTGCGCCTGCACGCTTTTGATTGTGCCGCGGTTAACCCAACTCATGACGAACGAGCCGATGGCTGTCACCAGTGTGGCGACGGCAACAATGATCTGAGCGGTGTCATTCATGGATGCCCCCCAAGTGGCGTCGCCCACGTTCACCTGTGTACGTGGAAATAGTGGACTACACGCGCAACAAGATACGAAAAGCCATGCGGTACATGCCGCATCTTGCCTTTGTTCCTTGGCGGCGCGCGCAACGAGAGAGCCAGCGCATTGATTGTCAGGATTGCCGCGGCACCGATGACCAAAAGCAGGCACGTAATCTGCCAGTTCGTTGATTCGATAGAATAGAGAAGCATAATCGCAGTGGCAACGAATGCCGCCCGTCGCAGCCATTGCAGCCATAGTGGATCGATTTTGCTCCAACGGTCGTCCTCAACCTTCTGCATTACATACACAAGGAGAGCGGCCACGAACATAGCCACGAGCGCATATGCAAAACTGATGGCTGGACTAGTCATTTTTGAACTTTCTCAGGATATCCCATGAGCCCGCTGACTCAACGATACCCTGGCAAATTGCCATGCCTGCCAGCCCCACTATAAAAGACGAGAATCCGTCAGAAGTTCCCAGCATCCTACCAATCGTAGCCCCAAGGTAGTTTGCCGCGAGACCTCCAACAACGATCGAACCAATTACGGCCCATGGATTCGACTTTTTGAAGACGAAGGCGTTCGCAACACCTCCGGCAAAGCCTGCGATAAGATCCTTTAAATGAATCCCGAGAAGTGAGAAGAAATCATCGCTCATTGCTCCGCCTCGGTTCGCGTGCTGATCAAGAGTAAAAGGTCACGCACGGTCACACGACTGAACTTGACAGCCATTTCTTTAGGCAGGATACCGCATTCGGCTAGGCCAGTGCCGAGAAGTTCGCTGCAGTACCAGGAATCGAACGCTTGCCAGTCACGGCTCGGCCAGAAGTAAGCCATGATCGCCCATGTGTCGTAGGGCTTCCCGATCTGGCTTTCTATGAAGGCGTAGAAGATGGCCTCCTGATCTTGTGTTGCCCGGACCTCAAGGAACGTCTCCTTGAGGAATGCCCCCGAATCATAATCAGGGACCCGCGCTTTAACCCCGTCGTTCATCGCCCCCAGATATCTCCCATCCGGCATGACGGCTTCGCAATGAGTGCTCCAGAATCCGTATTGGGCAATCGTGCATGCCCAATTGAAGACGCCCGGATGAGACACGAAGCGAAGTGTGATCATCTCGATACGGAGCCGAAATACTCCGGAAAGGATTTCGTGGTTTTATCGCTATTAGCCATTTTTTGTACCCTAGCCTCTAGGGTTTGAGAAGTGGTTAGGGCGTCCACAGGTGGTGACACACATGTGGGCGTCCGCTCGTACTCTAGTCGTCCTATTTCGGCGGAAGCGGAGAGTTGAATTCGTCGAGATCGCGATCCGTCTGCGCGCGGATTGCATCAATTTGAGCCTTGGTGACGGTGCCGGCTTTGGTATCCTCAGCCAGTTTTTTCATCTGATTAATGCGATCGATCACATTCGTACCGCCCTCAATCAGTGAGGGAAGCGCCGACAGGCCTTTGGCGAGCAGGGCTAGAATTTCTTGAGTGCTGATCTTCATGGTAAGCTCCCGACGTTCATGCCCACGGCCGCCGCGGACGTTTTCAGATTACCGTACAGCCCCACCAACTGGTTATAGGCCACCACGGCATTCACCTGATCATTGTTGTCGACGAACGATCGAAGCCGTGCGATCACCGGCTTTGCCTGTATCGTGTACGGCTGGATGATCTCAATGTTCCGCCGGCAGTTGACGTCAGCATTACCGGCGATGCAGGCCCGACGATAGGTGAGCAAAATCTGCACCGCAGCATCAAAACCGAGTTCGATCTGCGCCTCCATCGCCGGCGTGACCGGGTTATTGACAGTCGCCGTGGCAAAATGGGCGATGTTCTGCAGCGTTTGAAGCTGCGCGCAGGCACCGAGCGACAATGACAGCGTGAGGGCGAGGATGATTTTCCGCATGTTATGCTGCCTTCTGGATTTGAGAACTCTGTGTGGCGTCGACGAGCTTCTGGTCGGTCACGTTGATCTTGCCGACGACCTCGGTCTGCGCGGCCACGGCGTCGAGCAGCGCGGCCTTGGCTTCGACTGCGATGGGAGCTCGCTCTTTCGCGATGGCCTGTACTGAGGCGATCTGACTTGTCGGGCTGGCGCTATTCGCCGCCTTAATGCCGCCGTAGACGACGCCGATGGCCGCCACCAACTGCAGGATCGTATTGACCGTGCTACCAAGGCTTTCGATCAGCGCCTTGACATTGTTCATGTCGACACCTTTGGCTTGGAGACCGAAAATGGTCACTGCGACACCTACCGCCGTAATGCCATGACGCGAGGCCGCGTCGACCTGAGCTTTAGTGGGCAACCACATCTAAATCTCCCTGTTCATGCGCGATTCCGTCACGCGGCGGACTAACCCAGAGCCTTCCACGTCATCGGACCGCATCTGCCATCCGGGTCGATCTTGTGGCGCACCTGAAACAGTCGCAGTGCCCACTCGGTCTCGGATTTGGGGTCGTATTTTCCGGTGGCCGCGCAGCCGAGCTTTCGCTGCATGATCTCGACATCGGGACCGGTCGAACCTGGCATGAGTGTCGGCGGTGCCGGAACGAATGCCTCGACCACCTTCGGTGTAGGCGCTGCCACCCCATCGATGTTCCACGGATCGGTGGCATCCCCAGCGGGGCCAGCGATCACGCTGATATGGCAATGGTGATCGTGGGGATTGGTGCCGGTGTATGGCCGCCACACGCCTGCGGCTGGTCCGGCGGGGCCTGATCCTATGCGGCGGTTCGAGATGACGTACTTGAGGCGCCGGTCCTGCTTTTTCAGCAGCATGTCGGCGAAGGCGTAGGAATCGAAGCCGCCTTTGGGGTCGTGGGTGATGTCGATCGCGCGAACCACACCACCGTCATCCGGATTGTGATCGGAGGTCCGAGCCGAATGGTGCTCGTCGCCAATAGAACCGTCGCTGCTTTTGCTCCGGGCTGGCCATTTTGCGTTCACTTGAGCGCGCAGGATTTCCAGTGATTTAGCCAGTCGCCAAGCCATGCCAAAATCCTTCGCTTCAACCTTTCGATGAAGCGAGTAGTAGCCTATTTCCGAGGGTGCATCAATGATATGAGCGTCGGTTCAATCTTAAGGCCGATACGGGTTCTCGGCCATGTCGCCGAACGGGTCCGTCGCGCGCGCGATCTCGCCGACCTGCCGGGTGATTCGCGGGACTGGCGCAAGCGGCCGTACTGCCTTCCGCACTTTGCCGACGCCGTAAGCTGCCTCGCCCATCAGACGCGGCGACATTGCAGGGAGCGTTGCGAGCGCGCCGGCCGCCGCACCGATAGCGCCGTGACCGAGCGCGCCGGCGACAGCCGGGATGCTTTCTAGTGTCGCCAGCCGTGCCAGCCCGCGCGGCACCCACGCGCTCAGTGCCTGCCCAGCCAGTTTCTCCATCAGATGAGGCGCGCCGGCGGTGGTAAGGAACTTCGCGAGCTCGCCGCGCCGACCGAACGACGTATTGACGTTGTCACGCAGGGTCGATTGCAGTTTTCGCAGTGCAGTGTCGATATTGGCCCCCGGCTTCAGCGACAGCGTGGTCTCGATCTCCTTGATCTGCTTCGACGCCTGCTCATAGCCCTTCATGACCTTGGCATATTCCGGCACCTGGTCGACGATGGTTTGGCGGACGGCGTTATAGATGCGATCGGCGACGATGCGGTCCGGCGTATGCGGTTGGGTGGCGTCGCGGATATCGCCGATCTGCTTCTTGAGCGCGTCAATGCCCTCTGGGGTGTGAAACTCCGCTGGATCGAGATTTTTCCAATTGTCGATGGCACCGATCATCTCGCTGCGGATAGCTTCCGTCTTCGGGGCGAGATTCTGCGTCGGTCCGGTGCCGTAGCGGCCGCTGTAGGTCTGAACGCCCTTGGCCTGCGTCACCGCCTTGTCGATCTTGTCGAAGTCCAGGATCGTGGTGTCAGCTCCGATATTGCCGGTTTTCGACATCGCCTGCTTGTAGGCGTCGCCGCGTTCCTTGCGGAGTTGCGCAACTGCGCCCCGCGCCTCATCGACGGCCGCCTCGAGCGGGGCCGCACCGGTCAAGTTCTCCCGGAATGATTCTGCGGCTTTCCCACCCTCAAGTCCGGCCCGCTGCGCAACCCGGAATGCCTCGCCGCCCGCGCCCGTGGTGACGCCCAGCGCTTCGGCCGCGACATGACCTGCCCCGCGTCCGGCCGCCTCCACCGCGCGCAGAGGATCGATCGCGGTCCCCGCCGCCCGCGCCGCCTCGCCAACCCTGCCGACCATGCCCGGCGCGCGCGCCGCAGCACTGCCGCCGCCGGTCAGAAACATCGACAGGTCGCCGGCGAGCCCGACCGGGTCCTCCCGCATCGTCTTCTTCACGTTCTCAATCCCGCCGTAGCGATCGGCGAGGAAATGCCCGACGGCGTCCGCGTATTTCTCATGCTCGGTTCCGGACATCACGCCGGTCTTTTCCAGCACCCCGAGGCCGAGGTTCTTGAAACTTTCCGCGGTGTCGATCGGGTGCAGGATCGGCTGGACCAGGTCAGAACCGAATTGCGCGGCGCTCTTTGGGATGTTGCTGACGGTCTCGCCGACGGCAGCCGGATCAAGATTGCGCGCGCCAGCGGCGGCCGCACCGATCGGACCCGGGATCGCGCTGCCCGCCGCCTGCAGGACCGGGGAAACGGTGTTGAAGGCGGAGCGCGCGGTATCGCCCCAAGTGCGCTCGGCAGGTGCAGCCGCGGGCTGGCTCGACCATGGCGCATCCGGCAAGTCATTTGCCGGTGCCGGCGCAGCAGCCGTTGCCCAAGGAGCATCCGGAAGGTCCGGCGCGCCACCGTCGGCATACCCGACGCGCCCGCCGGCGGCGTATTTCGGAAGATCGCCGTTCTCGTGCAGCCATTTCTTGAATTCGTCGATGTCCATTTCCTCGACCGAGCCGATACGATCGTCACCGCGGCCATCGGAAAAGGCCCGGCGGTAGGCCGCCAGCGCCTGCTCACGGCTGGTGTATCCCAGCATGCATTTGTGTTCATCATGCTCACCGCTATCGGCGTCGACTTGGTCGATCACGAACACGCGCGAGCTCATGGGGTGCCGGCCGATATAGCAATCGACGTGGTCGCCGTCGCTGCCCTCGGTGCGGTTGAAGTAGCCATAATGGTCAGGAAGCCTGACGGTCCACGGTTTGCCGCCCTTGTCGACACCGGTGCGCATCGAGCCGCGCGGGTTCTCGATCGTGATGTCCAGCCCGTGGAAGCGAATCTTGCCCTTGCGGTAGTTTCCGGCCTCCCTCTGCCCAGCCGTGGGCTTGCGAGCGGCCTTCGCCGCCGCGCGATCGATATGGGTTCGAATCAGGTGGCCGACGTCGGTCATTGCTCAGGCACCCATGATTTGCCGTCCCAGCGGCCCCAGCCCTGCTTGAACTGCTTGCGCTCACCGACCTTTGGACCTTCTCCGCCGCCCTTCTCCCCTTTTCCGGAGGCGATGCGGTCGAAAATCTCCCGGGTGCGCGGCGCGATGAAGTCCTTGGCGTCGTGCGAGGTCCGCATGCCTTCGTTGTACTGATTCGTGAGCGCATTCAGCCGCCCCTCGATCAGCTTGACGACTTCCTTCAGTTTTTCTTTGGTCACCGTCTGCGGGTTGTTCACGTCGAATTTGCCCTGCCATGATTCACGGTCAGCGAGCGCGCTGTTCGATCCGGCAAACACCTTGGCGCCTTCGTCCGCGACAGCCTTGGAAGCAACCTCCCAAGCGCCGATCTTCGACTGGATTTCCCGTTCGGTAAGGCCTTGTTTTGAAAGAGCCGTTCGGAGAGCGTTTAGCGTCGGGTAATTGCCCATCTTCAGTTCTTCCGACAACCGGAGCAATTCGTCGGCATGCTGGCCGAACGTGTTCATGGCCGTGATGTTCTGGCCACCACCGCCCTGCGTACCGACGGCGAAGAAGTTGGCCGTCCGCTGCCGGCGCGCTGCTGCCGTCTCATCGACGGCCGGATCGTATTCGTGGACCTTCTCCATGATATAGCGGTTGTAAGGATTGTTCCGACCGATCGGCAGGAACTTCTGCCGCCCTTCGGCAATCGCCTTGACCATCTTGGCGTCGGCCGGCCGCATGCCTTCGAGCGCCTCGGGATTCGCCGTCGGCGGCGGCGGCTCGACATTCCCGAGGGTGCCGTTGGGCAGGAGGCCCTGCGTCGGCCTAGCGTTGACCGGCAGTGAGGCTTCATCCTTTCCCGGGACCATCTGGCCTGAGGGCGCGGCCGGGGCCGCCGGTGCCGGTGGCACAGGTTCCTGGCCGGGCAATGCAATGGGCTCGTATTCACCCGTCTTCGGATTGCGCTTGGCGTAGATCGGCTGGCCATAGGCGTTCTGGCCGATCTGCACCGGCTTCAGCGCCTCAATGGCGGCATCCCGCTCGGCCTTCGCGACCTGCGCCTTCTGGTAAGGCGTCATCCGGCTGTACTGGTCCTCGTGGTGCTTGGCTTCGATCTCGAGCCGGCGCGCCGCCTGCGCAACCGTCTCGTCCTTCCGCGCGGATTCACGCTGATCCGCGAGCGTCTTCAGGCCCTGCAGCCCGCCTTGGCCAATATTCACGCCGGCATGAGGTGACGTGCCGGCCATCATGCCGAGCCCGGCCGCCATCAACGCCGCCCACGGGCTCGACGCGAAGGATTCCGACTTCTCCGAACCGCCGCTTGCCGGAGCAGCGGAGGCCACAGAATAGGGGTTGGCTGGAGATGACGGCGGAGTTGGGCCGCGGGCGAACGAACTCACAGCGCGCGCCGCGGGCGAGTCTGACGCGTCTTCGCCGGAGAATGCCATGACCGGTTCTGCCATGGCCTTATCCGGTGACGGAGCGTCCGCTCGCCAAGCATCCATGGCACCTGCATCCGGCATCCGGTATGGGAAGCGCTCGTCAAAACTCGCCGGGCTTTCGTCGTCGATCTCGCCGCCATCGGCATAAGCACGGCCGCCCCGCGCGAGGGGCAATAGCTTAAGGGCGCTCCCAACAAGACCTCCAATCCCACCGCCCTTCCCGCCGTTTCCGCTCCCGCCGCTCGATTCCTGCGCCATCGGGGCGAACTGAAGCTGCGGCGTGACAGCCTTTGCCGCCGGAGTCTCGACGGTCGGGATGATCGATCGGCCGGAGATGTCGATCGGGTCGTCACTCACTTCGCCGCCATCAGCATAGCCATACGAGCCATCCCGACGGCGCGGCAGGTCGATCACATACGGATCGGCGCGGCCGCCGCGCGCAAAACCGGCGCCGTAGTCCGAAGGACTCAGACCAGCAAGCGGGTACTGCGAGCTGCCGCCCCATTCGCCATTTCCACCATAGGCTTCGCCGCCCTTGCCGGTCATCCAGCCATTATTTCCAAATGCGCCGGTTGCGCCAAGGCCGCCGAGCGCTGCCGTGCCGCCACCGAGTATCTGACTGAAAAGGCTCGGGCCCGGGGCCGTCTTCGTTCCCTGCATGTTGCTGTAGCCCGACGTCGTTCCGCCGAGACCGGGTGCCAGCGCTCCCGTGATGCCGGACAGGAACTGCGCCTGCTGATACGGGAACGCCGCCTGCGCCAATTGCTGCTGGTACGGCGAATTCAGTTGCTGCTGCTGCAACTGCTGCTGCTGCTGGCCGGCGCCGTAGAGCGCACCCGCGCCCTGCAAGGCCGAGCCCTGCGCCGCTTGGCCTAGCGCCATCTGGCCTTGGCCTGCCGACTGCGCCTGCCGCACCGCATTGTCGTACATGCCGGAAAGTGTCTGGCCTGCCACAAGCCCCTGCTGCTTGGCGAGCTCCGCCTGTCCGACCGCGATCCGGTCAGCACCGATGCCACCAGCCTGTTGCGTCAGTTTGCCCGTGTTCTGGGAGGTCTGCTGGCCGAACACATCCTTGAGGTTGGCCATAACGTTCGCAGTGTAGGGATTCAAGAAATCCTGCGCCCCCTGCGGCGAATAGTAGTTCGACGCCTGATTGTAGTATGGCTGCGCCATCCCCTGCGCGTCACGGTACTGCTGGAATGCCTGCTGCTGATCGTTCGAGAAACCGGCAACTGGAGCTTGAGGGATGTTGAACGGCAACGCCGCCGCGCTCGATGCTCGGTCGAGGGCATTCGTAAGGTAACCGGCCCCAGTCGGCGCATAGGTCTGCGACTGCTGCTGGTTCTGCGTCGTGCTTGTGGTACTGCCCTTCGACCCCATGGCTCAGATCCTCACGCGTATGCAGCACTGGAGGAATGGACGCTGCCCTTGCCGCCGTAGAGGAAGAATGCGCCAACCTTCGGAAGCATCCGCTGATAGAGCCTGACCTTCGCCTCAGTTCTCTCGTTAGAGATGATGCCGGTGACGAGCGGCAGGCCGGTGCGGTCGCTCTGGGTTTTCATCCAACCCACCAGCGCGCGCGCGTGGTCCGATCGCCGGCATTCCGGATCGACGAAAACCAGGAATTCCTCGAGGTGACGATCGTGCGAGTACCAGTAGGACCCAATCGTCACGAACACCAATGCCTCCAATGCACCAATGTCGCCGATCACGCCGATCGCGCCGCGCGGTCCGGTGTCCCATTCGGGGATCATCTCCGGATAAAGCGCGCGAGACAGGAAAAATTCGACCTTCTCGGGAGCGAGATTGAATTGGCCGTTCTCGCGGTGGCCTTGGAGAAACAGGCGCCAGACCTCCTGATGGTCTTCGGGCCGTGCCACGCGAACGATGGACGGACATGTCATGGTTCAGTCCTTTTTCGGGCCTTTGAGGCTGCGCAGGGTGCGTATGTGCTTTTTCCGGGTGTCGAGGACCCATTTGTCGAGGGCTTGATGCCCCTTCTCCAGATCGCCGAACCGCTCAATGATGGCTTCCGGCGGAATCACAATTTCACCCCCGGCCGCGATGATCGGCACGTCCTCAGTCGCGCCACCATCGGCAAACTTCGAACTCCGAAAATCAAGGTGCGGCACTGAGACTTTCGTTCCGCGCAGTTTGGTCGGCTTCGATCCGTAGGGGCCGAGTTTGAAGGTCTTGTTGACGACGTCGGCGCCTGCCAACGAATTGTTCTGCCCGAGTGCCGAGACATGGTCGGCCGGCAATACATAAGACCCGCCCGCTACCGAGACCGGTAATTTGTCGGTCCTCCCCGGCACCGGGGAATGAAGGAAGCCGGAATGCGGCTTCTGCTTTGGTACCCCGCCGGCTGCGAATTTCGCCCCGTATTCTCGTGCATTGCGCAATGCCGCGGCGACCGCCTGATCCTGCGGGTTTCCACTTTTTTTCATCTCCCGAATGTTCTGGGAGACCGCCTTCCGGCTACCTAAATGGATCAATGGCATCCTGTGAACCTATACTCATTTCTATTTCACGGCAATTAGCCGGCCCGGATCATGACGATGCCGCCGACAAGGCCCGGCGTGGTTGCCTCAACCTTATTCTGAGAAGCGTTGGTGTAGGTTGTGGTTATATTAACAGGAGTGAATGAGTCACTAGAGGTCAGAGCAGACCACGTTCCGGGAGAATTCGGAGTGTTGTTGCCACCCGTCGTGGGCGATGGTTGTTGGCTTATGGCAGAGTTGGCTTTAGGGATGTTAAATCCAATACCAGCAAGAGTTATGTTGTTTGCTGTTGGTCCAACACTAAGCGTGGGAATCTCTGCACTGCTGAGCATCACGCCGTCGTTGCCACCCGCGGCAAAGATCGTATTGCCGTCGATACCGGCATTGGAAGATGTCATGCGGCCGGTGCCCTGATTCAGGGCGTAGCGCGATCGACCTCGCTGATCCGGCAACGTCGTACTCCCGAGAATGGTCGCGAGCTGCGGATAGGTCGCCGACGAGAATGTGGTGCCGATGCAATTGAGGTACGGCGGCACGCTGCATCCGGAGACCCACGCCGGCACTGATGATCCTGCGTAGTCCCAATATGCACCGATGCGATCGAGGTTTTTGAATAAAATGTTTCCACCAAGGTTCATTATCTCAACGGTCTCTCCGGGAGGCGCACAGACCACTTGGGCCGAAGCGGCAGTGGTCTGCAGCGTCACCACAAACGCGCTTGATCCCGTGCAGACATTGCGAATCTCATAGCTTTTTGTGAACGACGTTGGAAACGTGATCACGACACTTCCGGTCAGCGTCGAATTAAATGTTATCGTCTTGCATTGGAATTGCGCGGACGCGAGAACAACCGGGGAGTTGTTCAAAGCGATTGTCGTCGCGCCTCCCACGACGAGATCGATCAACGTCATGTTGGCATTGACCGGCGTATCCCACGTCCCGACGTAATCCCCTCGTGCGGGCTCTTCGAGTTGGATATTCGGTGTGAAGGTCGAGACCATGCGTCACCTATTGCGTGTAAAATGGAACTTTAACAGTCACACCGGACGACAGTTCGATCAGCATAAAGCCAGTCGCAAGTGACGATGAATAGCTTATCGCTCCGACCACCGAAGGGCCTGCAGTCGATGCCGCCGTTACGCTCGGGAAGATCACGCCGATCTGCGTCGCCAGATTATTGATCGCCTGCACGCCCTGCTGCAATGTCTGAAGGAGATCGCCAATTCCGAACGCCATAAGCTATCTCCTGCCAGACTGGCCAAGCCGGAACCGAATACGGCCAATTCTCCAAAATTCGCTTGATGCGTTACTTTGGATGAAGGCCGATAGAAGCCGATTGCGAATCCGGGTGTTGATAAAATCCGTAGCCGATGTCACCGTGTATGGACCGTAAGTCGTCACCGGCCCACTAGGATAGTCGGCCCCATAGAAGGTGATGTTGACCGATGCGTCCTGCGATGCAGACCGCAGACCGTAAATGAAGTCCGGAATGATCATGTCGACGAATGGCAACTCCTGACCTTCAGCAATCGTCCACCACCCTGTCCTGAATCCGGGCAGACCGGCGCCCGTGATAGCGGTGCCGGTCTCATGCTGATAAATCTGACCGTTAGTGTCGACGCCGATAGGCATGCCAAGAACAGAAACGTCAGTCCATGCGGTACGCTCTAGCGATCCATAGTCCCATTCGTATTCGTTTCCCTCGATGTGGACCTTGACATAACTGTCATTCTCGCCGGTTGAATTGGCGGAAGGATAGAACCAAGCAACTTCGTTGAAGGGGGAATTGACTGCGACGCGGACCTTCTCCTGGTAGGCAGTCGACAGGTTTTGAAACACCTGATCCCAGACTGTGCACGGCAGCGGAACGACACCGTTTGCCCCCAACGTGAAGAAGTTGTTGTTAGACATCCAGAATGGGTTGCCAGCAAGTATGCCGCAGGCATGCGAACTGATCCAACCGCAACCAGTGCCAACCTTGGTGAAGTTGAAAATCACCTGTCCGCCAACATAGGTCATCGTCCAGACTTCAATATCGGTCGAGATCAGGCCAAACTGCGGACACTGTAATCCTCCGACGATCGTGCTCCCACTCGGGATGTGGAAGGAGCCTGCGGTCGTCTGATTGGATACGGTCCAATTGGTGTAGTCACCAGCATCGCACCACCGCACTACCAGTTGATCTTGAACCCCGGTGGACAGGATCGATCGCCATGCCACGAGAATTTGCTGCGGCATCGAAACGAAGATACCGCCGTTGAAGAACGGGGCTTGGTTGATCACCTGCGCGTTCTGAAAACCAAAACTCGGCGACCATGCGTATATCGGACCGTCCTCGGGGCATGCGAGCAGGATTTCGCCCCAGTTATCCATTGTCCAGTCGTCGGCTGTGATTGGCGTCCCGGAAACGCCAGCGCTCGCGGTGCCCGTTCCAAAACCGCCGGACCCAAACCCTCCGGACCCGAAGCCACTCCCGACAGATCCGGGGCCAAGCGTCACATAATAGACAATCTGCGCGCGACTGGAGTTCATCGTCGCTGTCGCCGTCGTACTGGCCTGCGTTGCAGCATTGATGGTGAAGTTCGTGGAATCGATGACCGTCGCAATCTGGTACTTGCCCTGGACTAAAATGCCGGCACCTGTCGAACCGACTTGCGTGGGCGCGATGAACTGTTGAAGCAGTCCCAGAGTCGCTGTGAATCCGTTGTTAGAGAGCGTGACCGTGACCGTTGCCGAGCCGGACGAGATCGAGAACACCGGCAGTTTTCCGCTCGATGTCACGGTCGATGTCGAATTCGACGGCAGCAAAACCGTATAGATGGACGATCCGGTTACCGTGTTAATCGGATATGCGCCATTCAGGAGAAACCCGCCAATAGCGATCGGCGTATTGAGGTAGATCGTGTTGTAGACCGTGGCATTTGCACCCCCGTCCACGATCGTCAGAATATTGCTACCCGATGAGATAGAAAAATTTGGTGGCGGGTTTGTGGTAGTCGTTTGCGGCGTTATGTCTTGATAGGAGCCGGCCGTGATAACCGCGAGCGTCTGCGTGGCGCCGACGCCAAGATGTTGGACGGCGTTGATGTCCTGCCACGGATGAAGGTCGCGCACGGTCGATGGGATTGTGAAAGAGACGTAGCTTTCCCATCCTCCGTAACACTGGATCAGATTTTCCTTGTAGCGAACCAGTTGCGACTGCGAGACGCCGGCAGTGTTCGCCGACAGCGTCATCTGGGTGTCCACGCCAGGCTTTAGTTGGATTGCCCCCCATGCCATGCGTCAGGCCCTCGGGGGCGTGGCGAGCGGCGTCGGGCTTTGCGCCGTCCACGCCGCTGACTCGAATTTCTGTCGCATGGAATCGACCGATGCCGTCGCCATCAGCGCCTTGTATTGGTTCTCCCAGCTCTGGGCCATTTGCGGGTTGTCGGATTCCGCCCCGAAGTTACGCATGTACCCAGACAGGAAGATCATCGTGGCAGCGACCATTAATTCCGGTACGTTCTGTGTCAGCCATGTCGATGAGTTAGACGCGGATAGAGGATCGGGGCGGATCGTCGCCTGCATTTCGATGCCATAGGCCTGATCGGGTGCCGGTCCCATGATCACTTGGGTATCGCTCAGACGCGCGAAGAACTGTGGCTGGCCGCAGTTCGACGAGACCACCGACGGATAGATCATGTCGATAACCGATCTCGCCGCCGGAACAAGTGGTATCCTCGTCGCATTCGATGATGTCGTCCCCGCCGAACTCAACAGATTGAGCGCATCTATCTGGAGCGGATTCCCTGCGGTCGTCGACAGCGAAACGGTGCGCACGCCTGACGTACAGACCACTGATGCATCGACGATGCTCGCCGATACAAGGTCGAGGTCTCGATAAAGACGGCCTTCGGCATAGTTGATTGCCGATTCCATGATGCCGCCGAAATTATTGTCGCCGGATACCAGAATGGTCGACGAAATCACTGTGATTGTCGCGCATTCCGAAACCAGCGTTGAATAGTTTATCGCCATGCCTGCCTCAGATGTCGTTCGGAGAAGCGTCGGAGATGTTCATGATCGCCTGCGCGATGGCGACAGCGGAGACGCCATCTCCTTGGATCGCGATACGGTGATACTGGTAGGCTGCGGCCGATGTCGTGCTCGCAGTGATAGTCTCGCCGGCGCCACCGGCTGTCGTGCCCGACAGGATTGTGGTCCAAGTTGCGCCATTGGCACTGCCCTGGAGCGCATAACCGGTGATCCCCGTGGCCGAGTTAAGGAAGCCACGATCATTCGGTGCATACAGCGTGATGGACTCGACGATGTGCGTGAGCACCGGAACGGTCGAACTGATGGTCAGCGACGTGCCGCTCGGATCAGCGGACCAGTTTTTCCCGACCGTGTTCTGGAAGCTCGAATTCGAAACGGAGAGTGCAGCGCAGTATTCGGCGCGCTTGTTCGTCACACCGTTGAACGCGGCATCGACGCCAGCATTCAGCGTCATGTTTCCGATGTTGCCGCCGAGGCTTTGTGGCGGATTAGGCAGGAAGGCGTTGGCGACGTTATAGCCGAGGTAGGACGCCGGATTGTCGGCCGCCGCGTAGTCCTCCGGCAATGGAAATGCGACCGGCACCGGGTCCGGCGGCAGGATGATGGTGCGCCCGTTCTCCTGCGGCACGTCGAGACAAGTCGGGCAAACTTGGATCATCAGGTTACGCAGGCGCGGACCTTGCAACCAGTCCCACTGCCATTGCAGCCGGTCAAGATTGTAAAGCCCACCGCAACGCTGGCAAACGCCAAGCGCGCGCGGCCTTTGCGCACTGATCTGGGCATTGCCATGAGGACGCATCTCAACGCCTCCAGTAGCCGCCGAGCATCGGCGAAACCATGAGCGGCACCCACTCGGTATCCTCGGTCGCCGCGATCGACCATGCTTCGTCGCGATCAACCTTACGGATTTGCTCCAGTTCGGGCCGATAGATGCGCGCCAGTCGATGCGCTAGGTCCGCCGTGATAGCGTCGAAAAACCGCGTCGGAAGTTCGAGGTTCTGTCCGTTGGAGATCGTCGCGTCCTGAATTTGTCGCGCGCGATAGTAGAAGAAATCGTAGGAGAACGACCCGTCCGGCACGAGATAGAACGTAATCGTCGGCGAGATCAGCCGGTCGAACCAGTATTGCGACGGAAATCCCTGTGCAGTCTTGGTCGATATGCCGGCGTACTCGTCGCGGCTGATCGGCAGCAGGTAACGGTCGAGCTGCGGGCTGGTCGAATAGCGGATGAAGCCCGAGAGGATCATGCGCGTTTCTGCATCGATCGAGTAGGTCGCGGTGCCCTGCACCAGCGGGATCGAGACAAGGTCGATGGTCCAGAGATTCTGCCCGGGCATGGTGTTGAAGCGGGTCAGCGCCAAGTTCAATTCCATGATCGCGCGCTGAAACTGCGTCGGCTCGATCTCGGTCGGCCTGATCTGTATTCGATCGAAAGCGTTCAAGATGAATTCGCCGCCGGTCGGGTTGAAATTATACGTGCCGCTGGTGACTTGGACGGGTGAGAAAGGGTTGGTCATGAGATCAGCCTCAGTGTGCCGGTGCTGCCGGATGATCCGCTGACGAGCCCGGGTGCCGAAGCCGCATAGCTCGACAATCCGAGCGCCGCGACGCTGCTGGCCCATGTCGCCGTGAAAAAGTCGCCTACCGCCGTCATGTCGATCGAGCAGGAAACCGTGGTGAGGCTGTTGGAGGATGGCGGATAGGTCACAGTCAGCGTGGCCGAGGACGGCACGGTCAGCACGGCGGCGGAGTCAAAGAACATCGCCGTGAAGGTAATGGACTGGCCGAGGGGTGCATTATGCGCCATTCCATGGCTATAGCACGGGCCTCCCAATAAGTGAACGGCCGCTCAATCGATCAGCCAATGACAATGGAAATCCGGACCGTGATGACCCCAGCGACTGGGGCTGCCTGGGAGATGCCAATTTCGGCGGGCTGAGGGGTGGTATTGATGACCCCTATTTCGGCGTCGGTGGCCCTGTTCCAGAGCATGGCACCGGCGAGGAATATGTCCTTGGTCTCCAGCGCCGACAGGATGCCGAATGATGTAGGGGTCGGTAGGAGGCGCGACGGTGCGGCCAGATATTGCTGGCGTGCCGCGTTGAGGCCTTTCTTGAACCGTTTCGGCTCGCTCAGCGGCTCGAACCACGAGAACGAGACGGTCGGGCTTGGATGGAGAGCGAAGAACTGCTGCTCCGGCGCCGGGATGCCTCGCTTCTTCCGGACCGGCTCGCTCAGCGGTGCAAACCATGAGAACGGCGTGACGGTGGTCGGATTTGGAACATATGCCGTGAACTGCTGCCGCGCAGGCTTCAGCCCGGGCTTGACCCGCACCGGCTCGCTAAGCGGCGCGAACCACCCAAACGAAACGACCGGTTGCGGGTTGAATGCGAGGAACTGCTGCTTCGATGCATGCAGGCCTGTCTTGACGCGTACCGGCGTGGATAGCGGCGAGAACCACGACACAAACGAGAACGGCGTATATTTTATGACAATGATGCCTTGGCCGCCAGCGGCGCCAGCAGCCGCCAAAGTCAGGCCAGCATTATTTGAACCGCCGCCGCCGCCGCCACCATAGTCTGCGCCGGCGCCCGCTGCACGCGGCGTGTTGTTGCCGACGGCGCCGCTACCACCACCACCGCCGCCACCGGAGCCGTGGGTAGCGTCAAGGTTAGTGCCTCCGGAGCCGGGTGATCCTCCGGTGCCGGAGCCGCCACCATTCTCGCCGGTGCCACCATTGCCGCCGCCGCCTCCACCTGCCGCGCCGGCCGTGCCGGTGCCCGCCGTGATGGCATTGACCACGCCATTGCCACCCGCGCCGCCACCATTGCCGCCGCCGCCACCACCACCGCCGGTGCCCGTGCCGCCGCCAGCGTTGCCGCCGGCGCCGCCGTTGCCGTTGGCACCACCCGCAGCACCACCGCCCCCGCCGCCGAAGTTTGCGGAACCACCTGTGCCGCCTGAGGTTTTGGTTGTCCCTGTTCCAGAGGCCGCCGCACCGCCCGCGCCGGCCGCGCCGCCCGCGTTACTATTCGTGCCGCCCTTGGCAGCACATGCGATCGAGGAGCCGAGCGCCGCAGCATTGGCCGCAGAAGTGGCGTTCCACCATGTATCGCCACCAGCACCACCATTGCCGCCTGCCGCGCCGGCCGTGCCGGCCGCGCCGACGCCAATGTTGATAGATGCTCCGGGCGTAACCGTGATATTGATGCTTTGGGAGTAAGCGCCGCCGCCTGCGCCACCTGCGCCATTGGTCGCGGCGACACCACCACCACCGCCCGCGCCGCCACCCAGGCACTCGACACTGTCAACGAGGACGCAATCGGCAGGTACGGTCCAAGTCGCGCCAGTTGTGATAATAATGGTGACTTGGGCCACGCCTAAACCTCCGCGCGACTTACGCAGACATTGCTACACTCCATACGAACGAAGGGCACGATACTTCGCTTCCTCGCGCTCCAGCTTCTTTTCCAACGGATCACACTTCCCGAGATCAACGCAGGATGGACAGATCATCTTGTCGCAGAGTCGGCACATGCCACCGAGGTCGCAGGGATCGCATTTCGGCTTGACGATGACGACCGTGTTGCAGTGGAAACAGGTGAACGTGTCGGCTTCCTGCCTGATGCCGCCAATGTCAAACGTATATGCGTACCCACCTGCCCTTCGCATCTCGAGATTATTGCTCCTCGAAATGCAGGGTGCCGGTTGCCGTGCCGGTGTAGCCGCCGGAGCGCGCGCGAAGCTGAAAACCAGCCGATGATGTCGCTGGTGCGACCAGTTCGCCACCAGGCGCGGCGACCCAGCGATAGGATGCGCGCTGGTTGGCGCCGACGTAGAACACGTTCGAGCCGGTCGTGATAGTGCCGAATGTCGAGCTGTTCACGGTGGTGACCGTGAGCGCGGTCGCATCTGCAGGATCGAGCGGCTGCGAAGCCAGCACAGTTGAGGTCGACGAAGCCGTGATCCGGCTGATATCCCACTCGACGAAGTTATCGGCTGGGGTTCCGTTCGTGCCGATCAACACGTCGTAGACCTTGATCCTTCGCGGTGTCGAGGTTGAACTAGCGAGACCGATCAGCGCCCCGACATAGGTCGTGGTCATGTTCTGCTGCGTGCCGCCGCCAGAGGTGCTGCCATTGGTAATGGAATATTTAGCCATCGTGGCTCTCCGTGAGGGCGGTGGGTTCAGATTGGGGTTTGGACTTGCTGCCTCGACGCCGAGGCTTTTCCGTTACGGGAGCGACGGCATCGCCACCAGTGCCACCAGTGGCGGAAATCGTGATGTTCATCGGCTCGAAGGTCATTTTCGGAGCCATCAACTCGGCGATCTTCGCCTTGAGCGCGGCGTTCTCCGCCTTGATCTGCGAATTTTCGTACTCGACGCGCCCCATCTTGTTGCAGACACCGGACCAGATACTCTCGAAGTAGTCGAGGTCCTCCTGTGCGCCTTGCAGATAGGTGATCGAATTAGAGAGCTGATCGCGCTGCTGGACCATGCCACTGACGCGGCCTTTGACTTCCTGTCGGCGCGCGGCGATCTTTCGACCAAAAGGAGTGCTGTCGACATAGGCATAGAGCGCCGGGCTCTGCATGATGTCGGACTCGTGCGGAGCCGATACCTTGATGCCGCGCTTCTCTGCCTGATAGCGGAAGAAGAAAAAGCCGGGACGTTGCAGGATGTATTCATCGCGGCTCGCCATATCGATGCCGTAGAGCGATATCTCGGTCGCGCCCTGCATGATCGCCAGCGCCATCATCCAGGCAAAGGACGAGGTGAAAAAACTATCGCCGAATTCAGCCACCATCTCATTCATCGGGAATCCGGTGGCGTTGGGAACGATCTGCTGCAACGGAACCATGTTGCCTTCAGCGGTCGGCCAGCGGTCCTGCATGTAGATCGGGAATTTCTGCTGCTTGAGCCATTCGATGTACGGCTTGCCATAGCTCTCACATTCCGGCCACAGCAGGTTCGAATGCAGCTCGAACCAGAGATCGACGCGCGGCAGCGTGTTCATGTTGCCGGGCGAGCAGGCCCAAATCTTCCACGACGGATCGTTAAATGGGGCCAGCATGCGCGATGACGGCGCGGTGCCGATCAGGGCGACCTTGAGCGGGGCCGGCGCTGGGGCGGGCGCGACGGCAAAGCCACTGGCGGAGTTTTGGTCCGTGACAAGGTTGGTGACGACGATCGGCGGCTGTTCGCCCGCACTGGTAGGCTCATGCGCCGGGATGACGTGCATGATCTGCGGGTTCGGACCGGCGCCGTTAGTCTGTGCCTTGTGGAGGTCAGCAAAAGTGGGGGTGAGCTTGTTCATTAGTTGCCTGTAATCGTTGCCGCCGTAATGGCCACGGTCTGGCCGGCGGTGATGAAATTCGTCGGGGACATCACGATGTTATTCGTGGATCCAACTGTGCCGACGGTGAGACCTGAGATGATGGTATTGCCGTCGCCGTCCTCGACTCTGGCGAACTTCGCCGAATCGGTGGCGACCGCAGCCGGATCGATCAGTGACATGCCGCTAAATGTGAGCACGCCGCTGGCTGCGACGCCGCAGGGTCTGGCGAGGGAAAGGGACGATAGGGTCGTGCCGCCAATATTAAGCAGCCGCATGACCCCGTTCGTGGTGCCCGCATCGATTGCGTTCACCACCTGCTGGAGGCGGTTGGTCCGAACGGTGATGTTATAGTCAACCGACAACGGGCGACCCCTCAACAATTGACCCAACGTTCATACGTTGAAGCAGCCGGAAAGTCACTAGGTTCCTATTCCGGAATCTCAACGCGCTCCATCGACTTCTTGATCGAGTTGCTGACGCTCTTGTGGTTCGATCCGGTGACGCCGGGGATGCCGTGACCGAGCTGCTCCTCGGCGATCTGCAGCGGTCGGCTCGCTTCGCGCCGCTCGGCAACCCTCGCCTTCTTCTGGATTTCGGTCGGCCGCGCCACCAGCATGCAGTCGTCGACCGTGATCACATCGTCTACGCCCTTGGACATGAACATGCCGTCGAGCACGCCGTCGAAGTCGGACTGGCTCACCGGAGTCCAACCGCCCTTGGTCATCTTGGCGAGTTCCTGCGGGGTTTCCTGCCCGCGGACGGACTTGGTCACCCATTGCAGCGCCACGCCGTCGCGGTACAGCGATTCGACGATCTCCGGCGGGATCCGCAAGCGGTCGACGCCATCCTGACCGACGCCGACATAATCGTCGCTTTCCCAATTAGGCCGCGCCTTCATCTTGCCGAGCATTGGATTGCGTGCCGGGACAGCCGCGCGCGCCACTACGGGATCGGCTACGGCTTCGTCCGACGCTGGTTTGGTGCCGCGGGGTTTGCCTTTCGGCCACCCTCCCCGGCGCTTTTCCGTCGATGCTTCGGTCATTAGTTACGCTCCGCTTGCGGGTAGGCTCCATTGGCGCGCTGTTGGGCAAGTTTCTGCTTGTTGCGCGCGTAGAGCAGCTCTTTCTGCTCGTTGGTCATGTCCGACGCCGTGAACGAGGTCCGCGCGATCTGGCGCTCCTCGGCGGTCAAAGTGACCTTGGACGATGGCTGGCGCTGGCCGGACGCTGTCGGGACGTCGCGGGAAACAGGGGCCGTCATGGGAATGCTCCTTCGTTGCGGCTGCGGCTGGGGTTGCGGTTCGGGCTCGGGTGCCGCGGCCGGCGCAGCCTTGAAGCCAAATTCAGTGTCGAGTGCATCGAAATAGGCCTGCGAGAACGGCTCGATTTTCTTGGCCTTGGTCAGATACAGGTGCGCGGCGCCGAGTTCTTCGTTCTTGGCATTGTCGTTGACCAGTTCGGGATGCTGGCGCAGCCATGATTTTGCGCTGTCCGGCACGCCAAGCGACGAGACTTTCTGCTCGAAGTCGAGTGGCGCTGCGGCCGCCGGCGCGGGCGGTGTCTTCTGCGGCGGTTCGGCGCGGCGGGATTCGAACGACTGCTTGCCGCGCTCAAGGTCAACCAATTCCGTCCGCGCCGCCGTCATGGCGTCCTGGGCCTCGGCCGCGGCCTCCCAATCGCCGGCGCTGGCGGATGCCGCGTAGTCGGCCTTGGCTTTGGCCAGCGAGCCCTGCTGCGCTGCGATTGCGGTCAACACGGAATTGTATTCGGCCTCCTCGCGCCCGGTCTGCTCGCGGGCAAGTTGCCCCTCGCGCTCGCGGTCGCGGCGCATCAGTTCGGCGTTTTGCCGCTGCAATTCCTCGGCGCGGCGAGTCGCCTCGGCCGCGCGCACTAGCGCATCGTCGCCGGGCGGTTGCGGTGCGGGAGCGGGCTCAGGTGCTAGTTCGGGCTCAGCCGGCGCGGCAAGCTCGATCTCGGCATCGCCGACGGTATCGTCGGACAGCGCGATCTCGATGTCCTCGGTCGGCGGGGTGTGATCTTCCATCACCGGGAGTTCGGCGTCGAGTGCGACTTGGCGCGGGGGTCTGATTTTGGGCATGGTCAGAACACCAGCGTCGGATCAGCCACGCGCGCGCGGAGCTTGTCGTAGGGAATGAAGCGGCAGGCAACGCCGTTGACCTGCACCGGCCACCCGTCCTTGATCGCGAACACGACCCATGTGTGCTGCTGGGCGTTCTGGCCGCGGGTGTCGTCGTCTTCCCAGTCGGTGAAGGCGAGCGGTCCGGACTTCAGGACGAGGCCTGTCTTGCCTTGGAACTCATCCTCCTGCACGACCTCGCGCGGGCGGATGATGCCGCCGGCGGTCTTCTCCGACCGGATGAAGGTCGCCACCAGCACGAGGTCGGAAAACACGTCGACCTTCGACAAGTCACCCACCGCGGCGATGATCGCCTGTTTCGGATTCTGGGCCTGCGAAAGCTGTTCAATCTTCGGGGCACTAAGCACCGGCATCTGGTTCGTCTCCACTGATTTTGAAATCTGCTTCTTCGGATATCTTCACGGCATCGTCGAGGCCTTGGATCTGGCCGACGAGCCGCCAATAAGTATTGACGTCGAGGCCGCCGGCCAGCGATTCGAGCAACTCCTGCCGACGGGCGGCAAGCTGATGCTCGAACAGTCGCGAGTGCTGGCTCTTGATCGCCGTCATTTTCCCTTACGCTTCAACTTGGGGTTCCGGACCGACGTACTGGCCGATCAGACGGTGGTTTGTACGGCACATGATCCCTCGGATCAGGATTGCCTAAACCGGGGGGTAAGATTGGCACTGCGCCGCCTTTTTCGAACTTCATCGTTTTTGACTTCTTCATATTCGCGGCCTTCTCTTCCCGGCCGACGCCGGTCGCGGCACCGCCACGGAAGTAACTGTTCGACTTGGCGCGCGCGGCCATCGGGATGGCGGTTCAACACGCGAATGGTCGACACCGGCGACGACCAGG